GTCCGTCACAATCCGGTTGATCTCTTCCGGCATGGTTCGATCGAATGAACGAAGTCCAGCCTCAACATGGCCAAATCGAGTACGTAATTTCGAGCACACGAGCGCCGCGGCTAGCGTGGAATTCACGTCTCCGTAGACGAGTACCACGTCCGGTTTTCGCTCCAGAACCACCGCCTCAAAGCGCTTCATCACTTCGGCAGTCTGCGCGGCGTGGCTGCCGGAACCCACTTCGAGGTTTACATCCGGCGCTGGCATATTGAGCTGGGAAAAGAAAATGTCAGACAAATTCCTGTCGTAGTGCTGACCGGTATGGACTAGCGTCTGCCGTACGTCGGGCCATGTTTCGAGGGAGCGCATCACCGGTGCAGCTTTCACAAAGTTTGGCCTCGCCCCGACGACATGAAGAATGTGCATAGTTTCTTTGACAATGGTATCGCACCGGCTACCCTATCAACTTCCTACGGTCGAACTAGTTCATGGCCCGGTTTCAGGTCGGTAGACTTCTGGACCGTTTCGTTGGGAGTCCGCCCTACTCCGAGCTTCCACAGAGGGGCAACACACCTATTGCAGCTTTGCATACTCGGCTCTGACCTGCTTGAAGATAGGGATGTCGGGGTCGACGTCGTTCCACAGCGAAAGGAAGTCCTGATAGGCCGATCTTGCCTTGGTGTCATCACCCGACAGCGCGTAAGCCCTGCCGAGCTGCAGGTGTGCCAGAGCACCAACAGGATCGCAGATAACGAGTCCTCGGTGATCGAGAATCTTCTGGAATTCCGCAGCGGCCTCAGCGCCGTGATGTGCGGCCACATAGGCCAAGCCGCGGACATAGGCCGAGTAGAGATTACCGGCGCCCAAAACGAGAGTGACAACAAACACACACTGCTGCCGAATGGAAGGAGAAACGGATGCGGCAACACCCATCCTGAAGGGCACTGCTTACTCGTCATCCCCCGATCGAACTAGCGGTGGCAGAAAACACGTTGTTTGCGCTCCCGCCAATCAATCGGATCGTCCCAACCACTAAGACCAAAATGACCGCCAGCATCACTGCATACTCAGCGATATCCTGGCCCTCTTCTTGCGACCAGAGCCTGCGAAGAAATTCCGTCTCCGCTTCGTCTCTTGTCAAGATTCATTCCACGACCATGTCATCGAGGTCGGGGCTCCCATGAGATCGGTAAGCTGCTTCATCAGTTTCTTCTGCTTTCTTGCGCTTTGTCCTACGTTTCCTCTTCCAACTACTCCTGTATCGTTGTCAGCGCTGGACCCTTTGCTGCTTAGCAAGCTTTTCCTGGGCGACCAGCTCCAGATATCGGCGCCTCGCGTCTTCTTCGATGGAGAGCTCCCGGGGCTTACCGGTTGCGTCCGCGCCGTATAGCCCGCTTCCCCTTACCCCACCTCTGGCGTTGTCCGGGCCAAACAGGGAACAAATCAGGGAACTAATGTGACGGATTCCCGAAAGTCCCAGTCCTGGCAACCCATGCGTTTCACAGGTACATTGCAAACAGGGAATTAACAGGGAAAATTGGACATAAACGTCCAGCATTTTGGTCCCCATGGTCCCAGCCTAGCCAAGAGCCTACTCAATCATTAACCGGCTATTTTAGACGATCCAACTCGCGAAGGTACGCTCCTCGATTAATCAAGGGTGAATCAGAAGCGGGAAAGTTTCTTGGTTTTCCCATGTCGGCCTCAAGTTTCTTCGCCCACTCGAGAACGCCGTACACCGGGGTGGGTTGCTTGTACCAATCCAGTGCCTGCGAGGTGGAGTCGGCCTGATCATCAAATTTCCCATTGGGAAAGATCGTGAGTTCGTGGAGGTACTCTCCAAGCCACGGGGCTTTTTCTGGAATGTGGACACGGCCGTTCTCAATCGTGCTAGTGACAGTATTCATACGCGTGACCTTGTCCATCGTCGGATCATACCGTTTGATCTCATGCACTCCTTCGCTAGCTAATTCTTGGATTAGCTGGGTACCGGACGCCCTATCTTCGACCAAGATCGTCTTCGGGTTATGCTTCGCTGCCTGTTCTCTTACTGCACGTTTTAGCTCTGGATAGTCCACGCGCTTGCGGTAAACGTCAACCAAGTAAAGGTGCTTATCCTTTACGCCCCAAGTGGTACAAACGCTGAAATCATTTAGTTCCCCAGGTTTGTTCGCAGTATCCCAACTTTGAAATATCAGCTCGAACGTGGAGGGCAACTCCGCCGAAGTGTACGTTTTGAACCATGCCGCCTTCACCAGTCCGCCGCCCAAGGGAGCCGGTGTCTGTTGATACTGGCCGGCGAAGTTGTACTCTCCCACTGTTTCGCGAATACGGTTCAGTACTTCCAGCGGTTCGCGGTCCGGATGGAGGGGTTCCCCGGCACGACGCTGGAACAGTCGTGTTCCGTACGGTGTTTGAATCACATGCGTCTCGTCGTGTTCGGCAATAGCGGGGAAGCTGATCACTTTCCAGTGTTACAACCCAAGAACATGACCAACAAGATCGTCCTCATGCAGTCGTTGCATAATAATAATGATGCGACCGGTTTTCTTGTCGTTTAGCCGGCTGTAGAGGCTGTTGTCGAACCAATCATTCACGGACTTCCGCTGAGTGTCGGAGAGGGCGTCATCGGGCTTTAGCGGATCGTCGATGACGATATAGTCGGCACCCCTGCCCGTCAGTACACCGCCTACGGATGTCGAGAGCCGGCACCCTTGCTGTGTAGTCATGAACTCCTGCACGGACTGTCGATGAGGTGACAGCCGCGTATGAGGATATAGGTCCTGATAGAAACGGCTCGTCAGCATCGTGCGACAGTCTAATCCATGTTTGTTGGCCAGATCCTGGGCATAGCTTGCGCATATGATCTGGGCACTTGGATCTTGCCCCAAGAGGAAGGCGACGAAGGCGTTGATAGAAAGCGACTTTAGAGAACGCGGAGGTAGGTTGATGATCAGGCGAGTTATTTCGCCACGGCGACACGCTTCAAGGGCTGCGGCGATGACATCGAGAGGCCAGTTCCACGACAATTCTGTGGTCGGGTTCAGCTCATAGAAACATCGTGCGATAAAGGCGCATAAATCTCGACGTAAGACTGCGCGGTATTCACTGGGCGTTATTATCAGTTTCATTTACTTGATCTTCCTTTCTGTTGGATTCAAATCGTTTCATAATTCCGAGGACGACCTTCTCGTCGACTTCATCGAGGGCCGAATTCGCGGCCGGTTCTTGGATTTCGCGTTCCTCAGCGGAGCGCACCAGTGCCGATAAGAGTTGGAGTGCTTTCAGTTCGCCCGAGGTCGCCTTATCGATCAACTGCTTCAGTGCGGCCTCAAGCTTGGTGACAGTTTTTCGCCTGCCGTTCTGGTTGATGATCACCTTCTCGCGCAGTGTCCGTTCGAGCACCGTCGCCATATTGAGAGTGCCTTTCGGACGGCCATTCGGATTTCCGGACTGCCCCTTCTTAAAGCGGGTGTGTTCGGGTGGATTGCAATAGCCTACGGTGGCGTGGTTCGAGTTCGGCGGCTTAGTTCCTCTCTTCATGTCGACCTCGCTTTCAGTTTTGTTGAATTTCTGTCGCGACTGGTGGACGACTTCGGCGCACGCCACGGCTTCCCAAAGGGACCAGCGATTCGACCGAATGTGGGTTGACTTCGATGCCGTAGCAGATGCGGCTGAATGGGCGAGTGGGTTTGGTCGATTCCCAGTCTGAGATCGGAAATGGGACGGTCAACGATCAAAAGCGTGCCCTCCGCAGTTCCGGCTGGGCCACCTCAGTTTGCCGTTGCACTTGACTGTTCGGATCGCGCAAAAGCACCTGCCCGACGGCAGTCACCGTCATCGTTTTCTCGATGGCTGACATGCCCACTGCGGGCAGAACGTTGCAGCCGTGAATACGGCCTTCGGACGATGTCAGGCTCTTTAAAGCTGAATCCGCCGAAGGTGGTGCGGCGCAGCCATCGCTGCCCAATTAAGTTCTTCGGCAGTGCCGTACCTGCCGCACCACAAGGATTTAGAGAGGAACCACTCAGGACTTACTTTGCGTCGCCAACTCTAACTTCACCGCAATCAGAGTCGCTGCGTCAACCGCTTAGTAGAACCCACTGGACTATCGATTAAACCATACGGCACTTGGTGTCCCGAAATCAAGACACGAGAGTACATCCCCGGGAACTCTTGCGACGGGGAGATCGCGAAAATCGCAACACAGGCTATACCCGAGAGTGATAACAAACACACACTTCCGTCCGAATAGAAAGTAGAAACAGGCGCGGCAACACGATGCTGAAGGGCAAACTGCTTACTCGTCATCCCCCGATCGAACTAGCGGTGGCAGAAAACACGTTGTTTGCGCTCCCGCCAACCAATCGGATCGTCCCAACCACTAAGACCAAAATGACCGCCAGCATCACTGCATACTCAGCGATATCCTGGCCCCCAGCTGCCCGGCATAAATATTTAAGATGCTGATTTCCCCATGAATCCGTACTCTCAAATTTTGTAAGTCCTTGAAGACAAGATACATATTGGGTTCGTTTTGACAAAAAATGTCTCTGAAGCTTCCGCTTCCCTATCTTGCGGTACTCGAGCCAACGATATATATCGTGTCACGATATAGTTGGATATGTATGGTTCGGAGTCCCTTTAGAGGCATACGAAAAACTTTCCAGACGGAACGAAACGCAGAGAGAACGAATGGCGGTGGAACTCGAACCAACGAGCCACGGATTATGAGAACACGGCCGAGTCTTGTCCCGTTATGAAAGTTTTCTACTCTATTTGATTCTCTATTTGATTCTTCAACCACTTACAAGCTCGTTGGTGTTGCCCACAGTGTACTCGATTCGACTGGTTCTGATCCTTTCATCATTACAATTTCATTACAGCATTGCCGCTGGATCCTTAAGAAAACCACCGTCCAAGGGATCAATAAGTGTAATCGGGATGTTACAACAGTAAGCACGAGACACCGCGTGATTCTGCAGAACTGCAACGCTTTGTGCAATTGACAAACCAGCAGACGGCGAACAGAATTGTGCGTACTCCGTCCCGGTTCCCCGCGAGAAAAGTTTCTCCTCTGGAGGTCTAATCATGAAACGAGTAAGCATGATGGTTTTGATTTTAGGTGCGTGCTTGGTGTCCGTCGCGTGGGGTCAGCAGCCAGCGGGCACATGCGTTAACAACTGGAGCGAGTTCCACAGAACCAACATGCAGCGCTGGAACCCGTGTGAAAAGATACTTAACGTCAAAGATGTGCGGAACCTGGGCTTGAAGTGGAGCTACGACACTGACGACGCCGTGGATTCCTCGCCCGCCGTGGATAATGGGGTGGTTTATGTCGCCTCGTTTGGTGGCAACGTGTATGCGCTCAACGCCCGCACCGGCACCAAGCTGTGGAGCTACACCACTACAGGCTACGTGTATTCCTCGCCCGCGATTGCGAATGGGGTGGTATACATCGCTTCGTATGGCGGCAACGTGTACGCGCTCAACGCCCACACCGGCACCCTGCTGTGGAACTACTCTAC